GCCTGTGCCTGTAAGATGTAATCTGATTGTTTCTACCCAATCAGCAGGTATTTGCATGTATTCGTCACCTGATGATTGCTGTCCACTTGAACGAGCTTCCATCTTCCAATGACGTATATCTCTATTAATCTGCGATTCTGCCAACGCAATGAAATCAGGTATGACTGAAGTTAAGTCATCTCTGTTTAAAAAATCAGCTATAGAAGCTTTTAGTTCTGTGTAATTAGATAAAGCCATGTTAGTATCCCATTTGCTGTTCCATTGCGTATGGTGAGTAAGACCCATCAGCAAGACCACTTATAAATGAATCTTTTAAATGGTCAGGTATTCTCAACCACATTTGATATTGTTCTTGCGTTAAATTTGGAGGTACAGCATCCATATTAGGCTCACCAGTTCCTGCAAAATTACTATTGTTAATACGAAACTGGTCATTTACTGCATTTTGTAGTTGTGTTGGTAAACCTATATTGTTTACTCCTGTACCAACTGCGTTAGCTCCTGCCATCATCATTGGGTCTGTGCCACTAGCATTATTATATTTTACACCTGCACCTGTGTGATGATTTAGTTCTTGTGAACCTGTATCCATAATTCCTTGTGCCGCAGGTATTGTTTGTTCTGCCACAGGTGTTATACCTTGCATAATTCCACCACCTGCTTGACCTACATTACCACCATAAAGTCTAGCTAAAAATTGTTTCCACTCTTCATCATCCATGCTGTCTCCTATCTAATTAAGCAGTAGTATATCATTACTTTTTGTTATTTTTCTTTTGTTTTAATCTTTCTTCGCCTAGTTTAATTGCTCTATCGATTCTTTCTTCAGTCAAAACTGTATGTAATTTTTGCCCCATTAATGATTTATTCTGTGGTGCAATATCTTTCTTAATAGTTTCAGTTGTTATTGGTTTACCTGCTTTTGTTTGAGCATCTATTAAATCTAACAGACTTACTGGTTCTTTTATACGACCTTGAAAACTACCACCAACAGCTTTGTTATAAGTTCTGTGCGGTGAGTCTAAAATACCTTTAGATAAATCTGCTTCCATAACATTGTGTAATGTAAATGGGTCAGTAAATAATTGTGTCGGGTCAGCATTAGCAAGTTGATGCTCTAGCATAGAACCTATCTTAGATTTTGCGTTTGTATCTAAGTGTCCAATCAAAGCGATACGTTGCATTCCTGTTAATTCAGTCAAGTCTACATTTTTGATACCTTTGAAGTTTGGATTTAATTTAACCTTTACACTTGGTTTAATTTTCTTACCATTTTTATCTTTAAAATGTTGAAGGTACTTTTGTGCTCTAACTTTATCATCAATAACTTTCATTTCTGCATTAGTCAAGTTAGCTCTTGCCGCTTGTATCATTGTGTCTGACATTTGTACTGAAAAGTTGATAGCACCTCCACCCATTTGCCAAGGCATTATAAGTGGTGGGTCTTTGCTTAACTTTTGTGCTTCAGTTAAATTGTTCATTAAAGTTGACATAGCTTTCTCATCGTTTGCCCAAGCTAAATCCGGATTGTCTAATGCAAATGCTTGACCACCTTCATCTTTACTACCTTTAGCAAGTTCTTTACCTGCAACTTCCATTGTAGTTTGACCTGTTGCAGATGTGTCAGCCATAGGAAATATAACAGAACGTCCTGCGTAATCACGCAAAGATACTGGCTCTTCTGATAATAATCCACCTTCTTTGACATAGTCAGGAATGATTTCTTTATTCTCTAATGCTCTTCTTAGATTATCATCCATGATTCTATCTTTACCATAACCTGCGGCTAAAGCTTGTGCTTCAGTTGGACTCATACCTTCGTACCTTAAAGAATCACTTAATAATCTTCTGCCCTCTGCAAAATCATCACCTCTTAACAAAACATCATTAGCTAACAAATAACTTGGTATTTGATTTCTTCTTTCTTCTGCTGACATTCCAACACGCTTTTGAGTAGAGAATGCTTCTAACTCACCTAATACTTTATTTCTATAGTTATCATCACCTTGTATTGCGGCATATCTTTCAATGTTTACAATGTCTTCTTCGAAAAGTTTTTGTTGATTAAATAGTGCAATCTTTTCATCTTTTGTAAGTGATGTATCTTCTTCGAGTCTTTTTTTAATCTTATTAATTTCATCACGTGCTTGTTCAACAGCTCCTGTAGCTTGTAGAATTTTTGATTGTTCTGCTCTAGGCGAACTACCTCCTGCATGTCCTTCTATATTTTGAGCGGCATGTTGAAATTCGTGTAATGTTTTACCAAGTGCTAAACTTTTTTGCGCTTCAGGACTTGCACTATATTCTTCTAATGATTTTGAAGCCATTGGATTAAAACCTACTTCAGGGTTGCCACCATCCTTAGCAAAGTACCCAAATCCACCTCCCTCTAAATTAAATCTATATGGTTTAACATCTAAGTCTGCTAATTCAGGCAATGCCTCTAATAAACTTGCATGATTTAAATAATCATCACCTGTTATTATTAAATTAGTATCCATGGGATGTTCACGAATATCTTTTAGACTTGCACCTGAGTCATCTATCTCAGTTCGCCATTTACCATCTTGAGCTAGACCAAATCCTGTTTCTTTCCATATTGTGTTGGCATCAACACCTTCGCTATGTAATTTTTTAGCTTTATCTAAATCAGCAGTTTTACCTAGTTTACGTGCCGCTAATTCACCAACCATCATTTGTGTGCCAATGGTATTGCCAAATGGTGCTGTTGCAGTTACTGCTTTTTGTAGTTTCTTTTCTAATTTAGATGAAAGTTTAAATGCACTATTTGGCATAGATGCCCATGCTAATAATCCATCTAAACCATATTGCTGTGCAATCTCACGTCTAACTTGTGGGTCAAGCAAGGCTTCACCTGCCGCCTCCATCATTTTTTCGTTCTTTGTTATTTCTTCAGGTTGGTTTTCTTTTAATAAATTAAACAACTTATCAGGTAATAATGCATCATAAAACACATCTGCGGCATTGGTTAATAAACCTTGACCTAAACCATGAACACCTTCAACTAACTCTAATGGATTGTATACTGCACCTACTATCTCTTTTGTAAATCTAGGTATTTGTGATGGCAAGTTGTATATAGTATTGCCTAATGATTCTGAAAAATTAGCCTCAGTAGTTGTGGGTTTACCTTGTAAAAGACCTTCAGATATTCCAATATTTTTTAAGCTAGACCAGTTTTCGTCTATGTTTTGTTTTACATTCTCTTCTGAAAATGGCTCAAGGAGTCCACCAACTACTTCCCCCTTGTTTTCCCACATATCCCATAGCATACTTAAACTCATACTACTCCTTGCAAGTTACGTCTTATTGGCTTATCCCAATTCTCAGTATATGGCTGATAACCTACAGCTAAATACCTAGCACTATCTGCACCATGTGATGCCCAATTATGATTAGGTCTTAATCTCCAAGTCTTACCATTATCATCCCACTCTCTTGAGTAGTTTAACAGAGCATCAATACCCTTCTCACACTTTTTTTCATCAAACCAACACTTATCAAGTAGAGTCCTGACCTGTTGTATGCCATCATCAATCAATAACTGTGGTGCTATCTGAATGTTTTGGATACCTAAATCCTCTAGCATCTCTATCCTAGACTTACCTGAACCAAGCTCTCTAACTCTAACGTCATGTGGGAATACGTGTTGGTCATAGACATAGCCTTTGTCCTGTAATACCTTAGCATAATGTTCTAATCCAACACCTGAGCCTTCATAGTAATCAATCATATGAACTTCTGTTCCAATAAACTGGGCAAACCATATCGCTGTTGAATCACCTATACCTAAATCCCAAGCTGTTACAACTCCCTTTGCTCTGTCATATGCTACGTTACAGATTCTATCTTCATCTTTAGCTCTTCTCATCTCACTAGCATAGTAGCTTCCTTCCGAATAAATCAAGAATCCACCATCCCAAATATGTTCATACATATCAGGACGTTTCTCTCTGTCTTCTAGTCTTGTCCTCTCCAACACTTCAGGAAACCATGGATTATCTCTGTAGTTGAGACTAACAATACGTGAATCTGTTGGAGGATTAGCTCTGAATCTTTCATGTGTAGCACTATATTTTGACTCAGGATTCCACGTTATCCACACTTCACTATCTACTTCCCTTACGCTAGGTAACAATATATTCCATGCCTTACCTGATACCTGTTCAGCTTCATCAACGAAGGCTAACAATATTCTTGCTTTTGATTTGATTGACTCTAGTGAACGTCTCAACCCTGCAAATGTATAGTGAATGTTTCCATCCTTAGACCTGATGAACTTCTCACCTACCTCATAGTATTCGTCTAACCAAGGAACTGATTGTATAGCTGACTTAATCTCCTCTAGTGAAGAATCGTTAAGAGAGTTCATAAACTCACGACCACAAAGTATCTGACCTTTGATGCCTTGCATACCCCAACGATAACCAAAGACTGCTGTCATCAATGCAAAACTTCTTGTCTTACCTGAGCCGCGCCCGCCATAGGCTATACGATACCTTGCTTGACCTTCAAATACTGGTACGAGCTTCGGAGGTAATTCTATCTCAGCCTTCACTTCTTGCCCCAAACACTTGCTGTCAAAATAGACAGGAATGTCAGGTGAAACAATCCTCCTCCCATAAGTGTGAACGGATTATGCTGTCCTGTAAGCTTCTTCATTAATTCCATTTGAACTAAGACTTCGGGTGTGCTGTTGATTATCTCTATGAATGCTGAAATGTCGGGTCGATTGAGTCCATACCAAACTGGCACAAACAAAAAGTCGTAGAAACAAATCAGTAGATAGAGACTGAGTGCTGTCCATCTCCATCTCATCATACTGCGTTCTAACTCTGTCATTTAGATACATGGTGGTTCACACATAAGACTATCAACACCAATGAACAAAACAATAATGAACGCTAGGAGTCCGACTGCTATTAATATTTTTACTGTATTACTCATCTACCTAAAGCCTTTTTAAATGCTTCTAATTCTGTTCTAAAGGTTGTGCCAAATGGCATCTTTTCCCAACCTCTCATTGTATGTACATTTGCATCTTTACCACCTAACAAATATCCACCTACTACTT